GGGCAGCGTGACAAAATTTCGGCCAGAACGACCTTCCTCTACCTTAATGGCAGACTAGGCTACTGGCGGGATGGGCGGTGCATGAGCACCCTAGACTCCCGAACGCCCCACGCTGAAAAGGTGAGCGCTCACCGTCCCCGGCAAATCTTTTTCGTATGATCCACGAATTTGCCCGCACCTTCCCCGTCTGGACGCCGCACGGCTACGGCTGGCCGATCTATGTGCAGGCCATGAGCGGCTTCGCCAACGACATCTGGTGCGTGGCCGCCGAAGACGGCGGGCATGTGAGGCACTACCGCTCGGACCAGTTGCAGGTTTTGCCGAATGGGACGTTGGATATTGAGGAGGACGCGAGTGAATGAGCTGGCTCTTTTCGCGGGCGCTGGTGGCGGAATACTCGGAGGCAAGCTCCTTGGGTGGAACACCGTCTGCGCCGTCGAATACGACGCTTACGCCGCCAGCGTTCTTGTGGCGCGACAAAACGACGGATGCTTGGAACCGTTTCCCGTCTGGGATGACGTGCGAACCTTTGACGGACGGCCGTGGCGAGGAATTGCTGAAGTCGTTTCTGGCGGATTTCCATGCACCGACATCAGCGTTGCCGGGAAAGGCGCGGGCATCGAAGGCGAAGAAAGCGGCCTCTGGTCCGAAATGGCCCGAATCATTGGCGAAGTGGGACCGCGATACGTCTTCGTGGAAAACAGCCCAGCGATTGTTGTTCGCGGACTCGGTCGAGTGCTTGGAGACCTTTCCGAGATGGGGTTTGATGCGCGCTGGGGAGTTATTGGCGCAGACGCCTGTGGATTTCAACATCACCGAGCCAGATTTTGGCTGGTTGCCCACGCCGATAGCAACAGACGGCAAGGGCGGAACGACGACTATTCGCAAGGATACTGGGAAGCAGCGAACGGATCAGCTTCGCCACTACGTCAAGATCCGCTTTGGCGTCATCTATCCGAATCCGAACTGGCTCGACAAAGTTATGGGATTCCCGACCGGCTGGACCGCACTCGATGCGCTGGAAACGCCCAGGTGGCACCAGTGGCTGCGCTCGCATGGCGTCTGCTCGGCGGACCCCGATAGCACACAACCGCACACACCCGCATGAAATCCGACCAGCAATTCCTCGGCGACTTGAGCGCCAGCCGGCGGGCGGTCAACGACTTTGCCGACAAGCTGCGTCAGACCGGCATGCAAGTCTGGCTGCCGCCGCAGCGCACCCGCCCCGATGCGACCGTGCGCGAGCAATACGCCGACAACGGCGACTTGATGGTGCAAGGCCGCGTCGAGCACAAGGTCCGCACTAACCTGCATTTCACCAACCGAGACGATTACCCGTATCCCACGGTCATCGTGGACGAGGCATACAAAGTAGACGCCAAAGCCGACACGCCGGTCTTGGCCTATGTCATCGAGAACGCCACCCGCACCGTGGCCGCCGTCGTCTATGGCTGGACCCGCAAGCATTGGCGCGTCGAGGAAGTCTACGACCCCAAGCAAGGCCGCAAGTGCCGCAACTATACAGTGCCCAAGCAGCATGTGCGGTTCTGCGAACCAGCGGAGGCATTCGCATGACTTTGCGCAAAGGAGAACAGGGGCCGCAAAACAATGGTCTTGGTGGACCGTGCGCAATGCGCCGCGCCTGCCGATGCGCGGTGGCGGCACTGGGGGGTGCTGCCACCACTTCTTTACGATGAGCGACAAGAAATCAACGCCACGCTCCCGCTTCACCCCGACACCGCATCCGGTGATGAAGCTCCCGCCCAAGGACGTGCTCTTGGCCATCGGGCCAGAGAAGGGCTGGGATCTGCTGCTCAAGCGCGAAGAACTAATCCTCAAGGAAAAGGTCGACCCTTACCGCTACGGCTACCGTCCGCCGATCTGGAACAAAGCCAGCGAACTTCTGGAGCAGCACAGGGAGATACTTGTCATGGGCGGCAACAGGTCCGGCAAAACCGAATGGGCCGCACGCGAGGTAATCCACAGATTGTATCACAAAAAGCAATCCGTCGCTTGGTGCTTCCAGACAACCGCCCCCAACAGCATCGAGATGCAGCAACCCCGCGTCTTCAAGTATCTGCCGGCCGACTGGCGGCAGGCGCGCAAGGGAACTGTGACAAATATAACCTATTCGGTTAAAGGGGGGTTCACAGAAAGCAAGTTCGTTGCCCCCAACGGAAGCCAGTGCGTCTTTCGCAACTACGCACAGGACATCAGCACCATCGAGGGCGGGGAGATTGACATTGCATGGTGCGATGAGTTGGTGCCGCTGGATTTCTTGGAAACCCTGCGCTTCCGCCTGCTCGACCGCAACGGCGTGCTCATCGTCACGTTCACCCCTATTGAGGGCTACTCGCCAACGGTCAAGGACTACCTCACGGGCGCAAGTGCCGTGGAAGAAGTTGACGCCGAGCTGCTTCCTAAGTTTGAAGATCGCCAAGGCGAGAAGGTCATTGTCGGCTACGAGAAAGTGCCCATCGTCCAATCGGGGCGCAAAGGACGGCCGATTATTTACTTCCAGACCAAAGGCAATCCTTGGGCCGGATGGGAGCGCATGCAACAAGAGCTACGAAACGAGACGCGAGAGAAGATCCTTTGCCGCGCGTATGGCGTCCCGACTCGCTCGATCAACAACCGCTTCCCCCTGTTCAACGACAAAGTCCACGTCATCAAGCATGAGTGGATTCCCAAAGAAGGCACCCGCTACCAGTTTGTCGATCCGTGTTCCGGAAGGAACTGGGCGATGATCTGGGCGCTATTCGACAAAGCCAACCGCTGCTTTATTTACCGCGAATGGCCCTGTCCTAACGAGTATGTCGAGGGCGTTGGGTATCCCGGCATGTGGGCCGAGCCGGACGGCAAGAAGGCGGACGGGCGCCAAGGCCCCGCGCAAAAAGACTTTGGCTTCGGGCTGGAACGCTATGTCGAAGAAATCCGCCGCGTAGAAAACGGCGAGCGCATCTTTGAGCGCTGGATGGACAGCCGCTATGGCAACGCGCAGACCTTGGCCAAAGAGCGCCCGACCACACTGATCGAAGAGATGGGCGACCTCGGCATGGACTTCACCGCCACGCCGGGAGACACGATTGATGAAGGCGTTGCCCTCATTAACGACTGGCTGCATTACGACACGCAGAAGCCGATCAGCGCCCTCAACCAGCCCAAGCTCTACATCAGCGAAAACTGCCAGAACCTAATCTGGTGCATGAAGGAATGGACCGGTGCGGACGGTGCCAAAGGCAGCAGCAAAGACTTCCCTGACTTAGTTCGCTACCTTGTTCTTTCCGGCTGTAACAACGTCGAAGGCGACATCCTGCGCCCGCGTGGAGGAGGGAGCTATTGATGAAGGTTTCCCGCGGCGACTGCCTAGAGGTCTTGCGCACCATGCCCGACGCCAGCGTGGATTCCATCGTCACTGATCCGCCCTACGGCCTGAGCTTCATGGGCAAGCGCTGGGACTATGACGTGCCAAGCGAAGATATATGGCGCGAGTGTTTGCGGGTGCTCAAGCCGGGAGGGCATTTACTGGCGTTTGCCGGCACTCGCACACAGCACCGCATGGCCGTCCGCATCGAGGATGCGGGGTTTGAGATTAGGGACATGATTGCGTGGGTTTATGGCAGCGGGTTTCCGAAGTCGCTGGATGTAAGCAAGGCGATTGATAAGGCGGCTGGCGCGGAGCGCGAGGTTGTTGGGACAAGAACGGACGGCAGGGGGAAGTCTCATCAAAAGATCAATAATCACGGCCAAGGTGATACAGGCATCGGACACGCCGATGGCTCGAAACAAACATATTGCGAAACCGCGCCAGCCACCGAATCCGCCCGCCAATGGCAAGGCTGGGGCACCGCCCTAAAGCCCGCGCTGGAGCCGATCACCGTAGCCCGCAAGCCGCTTATCGGCACCGTGGCCGCAAACGTGCTGGAGCACGGCACTGGGGCGCTGAATGTGGATGGGTGCAGGGTGGATGGAGTAGTCACGACAAACCCACTTGTCCGCAATGTCGGCGGATTTGGAAGCGGCGGGCCTTCGAATCAAACACACCCGCCAAAGAGCGTTGTGTCGCAAGGCCGCTGGCCCGCCAACCTGATTCACGACGGCAGCGACGAGGTGGTGGGGTTGTTTCCGCAAACTGGCGTATCAGCGGGAGGAAGGTCTGGTCACACAGCGGCGTATTCTGGCGGATTCAAGCAAGAGCATTACGGTGACGCCAAGCCGGGTTTTGGAGATTCCGGCTCTGCCGCCCGCTTTTTTTACTGCGCCAAGGCAAGCAAGAAGGATCGGGATGAGGGGCTTGATATGTCGCCCGACCGGTTTATGGCGGCAAGCAATCAAGCGCAAGCACAGCTAAAGCGTGGGATTATCCATGAAGCTGAAAGCGGTGTTAATACGGTCAAGGTTCGCAAAAATAATCACCCCACGGTCAAACCCACCGCGCTCATGCGCTACCTCTGCCGCCTCGTCACGCCGCTCGGCGGCACTGTGCTTGATCCCTTCATGGGCAGCGGCAGCACTGGCAAGGCGGCTGTGCTGGAGGGCTTCAACTTTGTCGGCATCGAACGCGAGGCGGAATATGTGGAGATCGCCAAGGCGAGGATCGCGGCGGCGGAAGCGAAGCGCGGTGAGATGTTGCCGATGGAAGTGGAGGCGGCATGAGCAAGCGCGACCAACTTTGGAGCGACCTCACGCGGCGCAATCCGCGCCTATTAAATGATCCGCATTTCACCACGGCTGGGCTGCGCAAGTTTTTTGAGAAGGTCTATGACGCTGGATTCGATGCCGGCACGCTGGCCGCGCAGCCGCCGCGCATGAGCGGAGCTTCGGGTGCGTCGGCTTTTGAGGAGATTTTCGGAGGGTTTCGCCGATGAGCATCTCCGGCGTCGTTCCCCCACCGCCGCGCGTGCGCCCGTGGCGTGGTCGCAGCAAGGAGCCGCCGAAGTGCGGGGTCTGTAGCAAGCAGCTTCGTATCGACGACATCCATGGCGTGGACCCTCAGCTGGGTCCCATCTGCCGCGAGTGCGGGCCGCATGTCGTGGCCGCCAACAGGCTACTGCATCCCTTTTGGGTGTAGCGACATTCG